GTCAAAACCAACTATTACTGAAATTTCAGTAGGACTAGAAATTAATTCTTACGCTTGCGCTGAGAAGTAATTTCATTGAATAAGGGGTGGGATATAATACCTTCAAGGTTTGAACCCACCCTTTTTTTTATTTAGATTGTGAATACATAATGACACCAAAAACATTTTCAATATACATAGAATCTCAAGTCAGAGAAAAAAATATTACACATATGGATGCGATATTAGAATATTGTATCAAAAACGAAGTAGAACCAGATTCAATCACTGGTCTAATCCAAAAACCACTTAAAGATAAAATAGAAGCAAACGCAAGAGATTTAAACTTTTTACCTAAAATGGGTAAACTACCAGTATGATTCATATTATGGACGCCTTTAATGCATTTAAAATTTACATGGGTTTGAAAGCACATTTCAACTCAAACTATGACTTTACAAAGTATGGTGGTAAAACTAAAGCTAGTAAATCTAGTTATCTAAAAAGAAAAGACAAACATTTTTTTGGTAAAGTTGCAAGAAAGTATGGTGATGATACACAAGACTTTTTTGTATCTAACTTTTTAAAAAATGAAAAAGGTTATATTGGTGAGTTCAATGATAGAAACTTTACAGATTGGAAGAAAAGACATCAATCATTAAAATATATGTTTGAACAAGATATGAACTTGTTGTTAAATCAAGTTACAGATTTTAATAAATTATTTACTGTTGAAAACGGACAACACCCAATATTGTTTAGAAATTATTTATCACAAAGAATAAACATAGAAACAATGATTATATTAAACAAGTTAGTAAACTATCAAAAAGATTGGGATAAACAAATAAATGAAAACATTATATGGCCTAATCATAGGAACAAATTAAATAATTACGATTCACTATTGACAATTAATCAAACAGAGTATAAAATGAAAGTTCTAAATTTAACAAAAAATAAAAAGTAATGCATACAACATCAATATACGATACACAAGGTACAGAGGTAAATAGATTAGAAATTGACGATGATTTAATTCATTGTGGTGGTAGAGTTTGGAAAGGTAAAGAACATTACTATAAAGGTTTAGGAATACCTTACTCTCATCATCAATTACTAGAAAAAGATATTACAGATGATTCTGAATTTGATATGATACAGAATACAAATATATTTTATCTAGGATATTCTGTATGCAGAAAAAGTTGGAAAAATAAAGTGGGAATATTTCAAGAGAGATATCAACCTTTTTTTCCAGACTTCATTGGTGCTTGTAGTGTTAAAGAAAAAACAATCACTGGTAACTCAAGAGGTTTTAGAAGGTCGTCAGTTGATGTTATGGAAGTAATTAATTATGATGCAGTAAATAAACAGTATTACTTTAAAATGGATTATAAGTGCAAGAGAAAAAGTTATATACAAGATGATGGCAAACCACAAAAGTTACAAGATTTATTAGAATATATGTTAAGAAGTGATTGGAATTTTTTATGGGATAAAGGTGCAATCAATGATATAACACCAGAGGGTCTGGTGTCAGATGTGGCTGACCTATTTGAGTCAGATGAATTGCACCATCAATTAGGAACTGTGTATTCGGTTTTATACAGTTTATACAATGTTAATGTACAGAAATATTTTGAGTTTCTTAAACATATGAAATTAGAACATAAAAGTCAATCTTCTTTTATTACTAATTCCATATTGATTTTAGAGAATAATGGTATTGATACTTTACCATTAAAACCTTTTGATGATGATATGAAGAACTTTAAACATACAGTTTTGAATTTCTTATTACAAGGTAAAAATTGTGCATATTGTTCTTGTGATATGTTTATACACGAGGGTGATTTAGTCAGAGATGATTATGTGCGAAGAGTATCAAAACAACTACAACACATACAATATTAATCTTAACTTGGAGTAAAAATGGAACAAAAACAATCTAACGAATCTTTAGTAAGAGAAAGAGATTTTTATCGTTCTAAATTTGAAGGTATGGAAAAGAAAATTAAAAGTCTAACAACAGACTGTGCATATTTAAAAAAAGATAATGACGGACTTAGAGATAGACTTAAAGAAATGAACAAACAAGCTTTTGTTAAAAACAGAAGAAACTTTAGGAGATAGGTGTGGAACAGAGATTTACATTTATAAAAACAAATGAAGTAAAAGAAGATTTTGATTCTGAAGAGAGAGTAGAAGTTGAAGTTGTTATGGAAGATAATGATTTAGGACAACTTGAGGAAAAGTTTAGTAACTTTTTAAAGGGTTGTGGTTATGAAAACATTTCAGTATCAATCACAGAACCTAGAATTGAAGAAGATAGTGACCACTTAGGTGACCTAGATGATGAACTAGAAGACATAGATGAGGTTGATAACATTCGTGCCTTCAAAAGAAAAACAATGTACAATGATGATTTTGATAAACCATCTGATACAGAGTGATGCAACAACTATCTTTATTGGATTTTATAGTGGACAGAAGTAAACCTAAAAATGTATTTGTACTTGGTAATGGTGAATCTAGAGATGGATATGACCTAAAACAATTTAGACAATGGGGAAAGATTTATGGGTGTAATGCACTTTATAGAGATTTCCAACCAGATGGATTAATATCAACTGATTGGGCTATGATGCACGAGGTGTATTCATCTGGTTATTGTTCTAATAACAAATGTTATTTTAGACAATGGAAACTGTTACCAGAACAATTCTTTGAGATGTTGCAATATACTGGATTAGAACAATCAAGTATGCAACAACTAAATGAACAATTAAAGAGTTTAGGTTTAGACACAGTAGATAAGTTTCTACACCAAAATGAAAAGGGTAATAAAACACAATTAGTTTGTCACGGAATAGACCCAGAGAGATTTAAAGATGCAATATTAGAAATATTGACAAAGTTTAAAGGATTACCAAAAGGTGATGTAAGACAGAAACTAGGTAATGCTGGTTTGTGGATTACTTGGGTTGATGAAAATGACAAGGTTCAAGATTTAGATACTTTCTTTGATGGTGAGTTTATGGGTTGGAGTTCAGGCCCTACTGCTGTCAGAGTTGCGATAGAAGAAAATAAAGATGTAGATAACATCTATATGTTAGGATTTGATATGCCAAGAGAGGGTAAAGTTAACAATGTATATAAAGATACAGATTGTTATATAACCTCTGATTGTAAATATGTAAGTCCTATGAACTGGATAGAACAACACCAAAACAACTTTAAGAAATATCCAGACAAAAAGTTTTACAGAGTTATAGATGATGGTTCTGAAATACCAGAATGGTCAGATTATAACAATGTGAAAACAATCACCTACGGAAATATGTGGGGTAGAGTGGTTGTATAAATAAAACTATATTATGATTAAGTGAAGATAAAATAGCATATAATAACATACGGAGAAAATATATGTCATTAGATACTTTAAAAAAGTCTAATTCATTAGACAAGATACTGGCTGCAGTTGAATCAGAAAATGCACCAGTAGAAAAACAATCATATGTAGACGAGAGATTGTGGAAACCAGAACTAGATAAGTCTGGTAATGGTTATGCAGTTATTCGTTTTCTGCCTGCACCAGAAGGTGAAGATATGCCTTGGGCAAAACTTTGGAATCACGCATTTCAAGGGCCAACTGGTAAGTGGTATATTGAAAACTCATTAACTACATTAAATCAAAAAGACCCAGTTTCAGAATATAATTCTAAACTGTGGAACTCTGGTGTTGAAAGTGATAAAGAAATCGCTAGAAAACAAAAGAGAAAACTACAATACTACTCAAACATATATGTAGTGTCTGACCCAAAGCACCCAGAAAATGAAGGTAAAGTTTTCTTATTCAGATATGGTAAGAAGATTTATGATAAATTGATGGAAGCTTTGCAACCTCAGTTTGAAGATGAAACTCCAGTAAATCCATTTGATTTCTGGGAAGGTGCAAACTTTAAATTGAAAATCAGAAAGGTTGACGGATATTGGAACTACGACAAGTCAGAGTTTGATAGTCCATCAAAATTAAACGAAGATGATTCCGAATTAGATAAGGTTTGGAAGACAGAATACTCTTTAAAAGAGTTTACTGCACCATCTAACTTTAAGACTTATGATGAACTCAAAAATCGTCTTGACGATGTTCTAAGTGGAACTCAATCAACAACAAGTTCTGCCGAAGATGTAGAACTTCCTAAGACAGAAGTTGACGGAGATGACAAGTCTTATGTGGACAATGTTGTCAAAACAACTTCTACTGAGAGTGATGATAGTTTAGATTACTTTCAGAAACTTGCAAAAGAAGCCTAAGAACTTCCTTTGTTTCTCCTTATTTAAAGGGTGTTACTTTATTGTGACACCCTTTTTTTTATCCACACAGTTTTTTATAAATAGTAGTAGGAGAGGCAAATGGTAGACCCAATTTCAGCATTTGGTATGGCAACTGCCGCCTTCAACGCAATTAAAAAAGGTTTTGAAGTCGGCCGAGATGTAGAATCTATGTACGGAGATATCGGTAGATGGATGACCTCGTGTGAAAAAATCAATACAGAAGTAAAAAGTGCAAAAACAAAAGGTATGAGTGTAGAAGAAGAGGCACTTGAAATATTTGCACATCAGAAAAAAGTAAAAGCAATGGAAGAGGAGTTAAGAACATTTATTAACTTATCTCACGGCCCTAACGCATGGAATGAAGTATTAAGAATTCAGGCAGATATTAGAAAGAAAAGAAGAGAAGCGATTGCGAGAAAAAAGAGAGAAAGAGAACAAATGATTATGTGGATAATGGTAGGTGTAGGTTCACTATGTTCATTATGGGTAGTATTTTATATTATATGGAAAGCTATGGGACAGTAAATGGTTGGTAGAAATAGAAATAGACTTGCGAAAGAAAAGGTACAGAATCGCAAAAGAATGTTGAATGGTAAAGAAGTCAAACCAGTTCGTTTTACCAGTGATGGTGGAAAAGGTATAATGACTGGTTCTGTTGGTGGTGAACTTGTATGTGATAATCTTGGTAAACCTTTACCACTGAAATCCATAGGAGCATTAGAATGAAATTACAAGATTTACCTCTCAAGTTAATGAGAAGTCACTGGTTCTGGATTTACTTATTAGTCATAATATTATCTGCATTATTAACCTTTATTGATTTCATAACAACAATATGAAGAAGTTCAAATGGACTCGTTGGCCTAAACCTAAGTCTAGGTGGAAACACGCAATACCTTATAAAAGTCCAGTTGTAATGTGGAAAAGTGAAATGGTGTTAGTAAAGTATGAAGATATTGATGGTCAGAAAGTGCCTGTTCATATGTGTAGAGGAATCAGCACCAGAAAGATACCAAAGGATTAACCATATGATTGTCTATAAACTTGTGAATGAAAACTGTCAGAAATACTTGTATCCATAACTATTGTCTTCTCAGTTGGATTAGTTGTAATATTTGTATTACCACCAGCCATCATAAATGATGCAGTTTGATTTTCTTTTTCTGCAACTAATTTTTTATTATCTTTCATAAGTTCAACTAACTCATTTATTTTTTCAACTTGTTTTATACTAGTTCTTTCAAGAATTTTGTTATTCTCGTCCATCACCTTTTTAATTTTTTCATTATTCTTTTTCATACTCTCAACAGTAGCAACTCTTTTTTGTTCAATGAGTTTATCAAATTGTTCTTGAGTTATATCACCTTTTTCTAATCTTTTTTGTTGAAACTTTTCAAATTTTTCAAAACTAAGTTGACTCTTTTCAACTTGTTTTGCATATCTTTCAATCTTGTCGCCTGGTGTATCAATTAAATCTTCTGCTTTTATTAAACCAAATGTAAAACCTTCAACTGCACCAGCACCCCCTGCTAATATTTTTTCAAACTTATTTGCCTCTTTACCAAAAAGTTCATTCGCATTTCCAAATGCTGCAACTGCGTCTGCTGCCGAAACAGCCACAGAACCAACTGCAAATCCTACTGGGCCTGCAGCTCTAAGTGCAGTGCCAGCAACTCTCGCACCACCTTTTGCAACATTCTTTAAACCAGGCATCCTTGATGGTTTATCTGGTTTAATCGTTTGTTTTTTCCCCATATCCATCTTTGATGTTCCACGAGCATCTGGTTTTACTGATGTTTTTGGTGTTTTCCCAGCACCTTTACGACCAAAACCCATCATTCCACCAAGTCCTCTGACCATACTTGTTGCAGTTTTTATCGCAAAAATGATTGCAGCCCCAAAGGCAGCGATTGCTACACCTAGAGTAATAAGAAAACCTTTTGTCCAACCACCAAACTTATCATTTGCATCTTTAAATATTTTTTTTGCAACACCAGCTAAACCCTCTTCTTGAAATACTGCATATAAATCTTTAACATAGTTAATAAATGACTTTGTAATTTCTATGGTTGCACGGATAGTCTTTTTCAATCCCTCAATAAATTTAGGCCACATATCACTATTAATAAATTTTTGTAAAAAAAACATTGCAGTAAGTAAAAGACCACCAGTCATTATATTTTTTAAAATTGCACCTATACTTTTAAATGTAGTTTCTATTGGTGATGTTATCGCACCTAATATACCTTTACCGAGATTCTGAACGGATGTTAATAGTTTACTTCGGTCTCTCTTTTCATCTTTTTTATCTTCATTACTTCTTGTTATAGATTCTTTTACACCTAATGCAAAGAATTTTATTCTCTCACCAAAAGTTAAAAATCCTTTTTTATTTGCTTCTAAAATTTCTTGTTGTAATTCACTTTGCTCTTCTTTTTGTTCTTTTGTTTCATCAATACCTTGAGTTTGTATCTTTTGTAATTTTACTACTTCTTCTGTTGTTTCTCTTTGAAGATTATCAGTTTCAGTAATACCTTCTTTTTTATCAAAAGATTCTCTTTGGGATGCAAGTCTAGTATCATTAATTATTTCTGGTAGTGCGTCTTTTAGTCTTTCACCAGCGTCATCACTTCTATCATTTTGTTGAATAATAGTTTGTAGACTATCAGTAGTCTCTTTTTGTCTTTTGATAAGTTCTTGAAAGTCTCTTGAAGTAATATCAGCCATTATTTTTTCTTCTTATCTGCATATGCGTTTGCACCAAAGTATGCGGCGACTAATGCTGAGATTGCAACAAAATATGTTGGTGCAATATCGGCTATTAATTTTGCAGCTGTATCTTGTCCTAACATCGCAGTAATTAATATACCACTAGGATAAAATAACATACCCAACAATGCGAACCAAGTCATAGTTCTCATTGCATCTCTACGAGCATCTGCGTCTTCCAATTCTTTTCTTTTAAATTCCAAATCCATCTCCAATTCTTTTTGAGTGATGTGTCCATCACCATTCAAATCCTTTTTAGCGACCTCTGGGTCAACTGTTTTAGGTATTTTGTTGTTGTCGTTTAAGTTGTTCATTTTCCTCTCTTATATGTTCGTTTAATAATCCTACATATATTTCTCTTTCCCAAGGCAACATATTCTCTAATTCTGTTAAACTATATTTATGATGTTGCATAAACGAAAAGTTTGTTTTAAAATGGTTCTCAAGAGTATCGTGAGAAAGAGCTATGTAAAAAAACTATTCAAACCCTCCAGTCTAACTTTTGATGAAACATTTGTGTTTGGATTATTAACCTCTACATCTTTGTATAATTTTGGTATATTATCAAAGAATGTTCTTACTTTATTAAATTGGTTTGACGACAAACTTTCAACAAATTCTTTAGATTCTTTTTCATTAAAATCAGTTTTTTCGTAAACCTTTTCACCATCTATAACTCTATGCACACAATTTATTATGATTTGAAACAAGTCATCCATAGTAGGATTTTTAAAATCTTTTAAGTGTGATAAATCATCAATAGAAGGATATCTAAATTCTATTGCAATTTTATCATCTAATCTAACTAAATTACTATCTGGTAAAGGTTTATCAACCGTCAAATCAGTAAGATTAATTTCTTTTGTTACATATGTATTTTCTTCATCTGGACATTTAATTGAAACCTTAGTAGTTTCACCAGATGATTTTGCACGAATATTTACAAATAAATATTCTAAATCTGCCATAGGTATTACACCACTTTTTATAGTATTATTAGTGCAATTCTCTATGAGATTTTTGACTGCATTTATAACATCTTTCTGTTCACCAGTTTCATTCGCAATCATAAGATTTTTTTCTTCTTTTACTAAGTATGGTCTATACTTAACATCAAGTTGAGAAATTGGTAATTTTATGTCATAAGTTGACACTTCAAATTTAGGCAAAGCCATAATGTACTCCTTTATCTAACAAATTTACCGATAGTGTTACCAACACCACCAGTGATTATATCTGCAGCTGAACCAGCAGTTGCAATCGCAGTTGGTGATGCACCAGACTTACCAAGAATATCATAAAGAACACCTTTAGGACTTATGATACTATATCTGGAATCATCCCCAATATATATATCTGACCCTCTTAACCTTAAACTCTTATCTGCAAGACTATCATCAACACCCTCTTCTTTAATAGTGTGCCACTCTCTATATGCAAGTTCAACCGTTACTCTTTGAATTTCACTTGATGCCTGATTTAAATCTTGAGGTGAAATAGATTTCGGCCAGACCTCTTTTACTGAAACACCATAACTTGTTTTTTCCTCTTTTGCACCAGTAAATGCAAAAAAATTAAATGGTATAACTGTACTACTGCCTTTACCCATTTGAAAAATATCTAACTCACCAATGTAATTATTATAATAATTTAGATTATGATTTAATGGGTTATATATATTTTTCATCCACATCTCAAAGAATCTTTTTTCAGACATATCTGCATTACATAAAAATGTTGCTTGTAGTGTCGCATATTGACCAACACCTTGAGGTAGTTCTCTTGGTGGGCCATATATGTTATCGTCTGGTGCAGAACGAATTGTTCTGCCTGGGAACTGTAAATTTTCTGCTCTTAAACTAACATAACGATTACTTTCACCAGTAAATAATTTACACTTTAAAAATATCTCAAATCTATTCTGTTGTGCTTGTTCTCTACCATATAAAGAACTTTTGAAATCTCTTAATGAAAATACCATTAGATTACTTTCCTACTATCTGACCACACTTTACTTGCAGACGATTTTCTAAATCTCTGTACTGGTAACATAATTGCAGTCATAAAATCTTCTTCTTCTAATTTTCTAAATCTACTTCTAACATTACTATTTAAATATCTTTTCAAAGTCGGTTTAACAAGTCTTACATTTTTCAACGCACTATAATTTGCATTTGGGTCTAAACGACTTAATAGTCTAGCTCTAAGTGCGTATGGTAAATAGTGAAAATTAATTCCTAAAAATCCATCTCTATATCTTTCTATTGGTAATACCAATGGAAATGTATCATAATATGGTAACTTGTTTTTCAATTTAGGGTCGTATATAAACATATTCAACGCACCAAAATTAACTCTACCAGTTATCTTTCCATCTCTTATGAGTTGTGCTTGAGATGGTGTACCAAGTTCTTTTATGCGATTACGATACCATTGATATGGTTCTTTACCACTTTTCTTTAACTTTGATATTTCGTCAAATATACTCATTTATTATATTTATAACTGGGATTGAGGTGGTCTTCGGTCAATATTACAAAATCCATATTTCTATCTCTACAATATTCTCTTGCAGCTTTCCATTTTGCAGTATTCTTTCCCCACTCGTAAACTTCTCTTACAAATGATTTAGTTTTTCTTTTAGGTATTTTAGGTTCAACAGTATATTTCTTAGGTTTGACTTCTATAATCATTTTTCTTAGTTTACCATCTGCCCTTTTGACTTTTACATAGAAATCTGGGAAATATCGGTGAATTCTACCGTCTGTGGGTAAACGATAAGGTATTATTAGTTCTTCTGACCCCCACTCTAATACTCTAGGATTTTTATCACAATATACCATAAATTTGCGTTCCCACAAACTTCTGTAATAAATAGTAGTAGGATTACCTTTATACTTTTTTTTGTTAGAGGGAATATAACGACCACTATAACTCATAGGAATATTTATATGGTTCTAAATTACAAAGACATCGCAATGGGAAAAACCCCAACTGAGGATTTAACAAATGATTTTAATGCAGACCCATTTAAACAAAGAGTGAGTCTTGACCAAAACACTAGACAAAGTAAATTTAATCAAGAAATATTACAATATCCATTAAACGCTGGTAATGATGGTGGTATGACACCAGCTGGACATCACATACAATTTGAGATATTAGAACAAGATGTAGGTACAATCAAATTTGGTGAATTACCTAAAGAAACTACTGATGAGGTAGTTGGTATTAGTTCACTAATAACTAACTCTTCTGTTGCAAGAGATGTTGTCGTAAGTAAAAATGGTTCTGTGTTTACTTTAGTTCCAGCATTATCACAGAAAGCACAGTCAACACTCTCAGAGGGAAATTCAAGTAGAGCTGCACAAGAGTTAGGTCTTAATCCATTTATCAGTGGTTCAGCAGAAGTTAAAAGAGTTCAAAAACAAGGTGTAAGAATTAGAAACCAAACATTTGCAAGAGCACCTACAACTAGATTACAAAGTTTAATCAAATTGTTTATGCCACCAACTGTTGAGGTTACATACGCACCACAATATACTGATGAAAATATTGGACTTGGTGCAAAAACTGCTGCTGGTGCAGTTGATAGGTTTATTACTACAAAAGGTGATACTGCCGAAAAAATAGGTGAAGCATTTGATGAAGTTTTTGCAGAAAATAATTTAATTGAAAAAGCTGCGATTGGAACAATAGATACACTTGCGCCTGGTTTTAAAGCAATATTATTTGGTAGGTCTGGTAAAGCAGTTAACAATAGATTAGAATTAATATTTTCTGGTTTGGCAAAAAGAAGTTTTACATTTAATTTTAAATTTTTACCAAAAAGTTATCAAGAAGCAAAAGCAGTTTATAATATTATAAGAAGATTTAAATTTCATATGTTACCAGAAATTGCTGGTGATGTAACAACATCAAGAACATTTATTACACCAGATGTTTTTGATATTAAATATATGATGAGTGATGGTAAAGAAAATGAATATATTAATAAAATATCAACTTGTGTATTAGAAAATATGAATGTAAAATATGGTGGTGATAGGTATCAAACATTTGACCCATCTATGGCAGAGGCAGGAGCACCAGATGGTATGAAGGCTCCACCAGTGCAAACAGAAATGACACTTCAATTTAAAGAACTAGAAATAGTTACACAGAATAATGTACTTGCAAGGGGTTTTTAATGGCATACTTTCAGAACTTTGAAACATTAACATATGATGTAGTTGGTGATGGTAATCCAAAACTGTTTACACATTTATTAAGAAGAGTTAAAATAAATGATTTAGTAAAAGACAATATTTTACTATATGATTTTTATCAAGTCAAACCAGGCGAAAAACCAGAAGATGTTGCATTTGATTTTTATGGTAGTGCAGAATTGCATTGGTTAGTATTGTATGCAAATAATATAGTTGATAGGTATCATCAATGGCCTATGAGTGTTAGGGCATTTGAAGAATATCTAAGTGAAAAATATGCAAATCCACTTGCAACACATCATTTTGAAATAAGTCAAAAGTCTGGTGATACAACTGTGAAAATAAATATAGGTTTAGATTCTACTGGACATAGCGGTGATACTGTGAGTGCAGTAACAAATAGAGAGTATGAAGAAAATTTACAAACCGAATATAGTAAAATAAGATTAGTTAGAAAAGAATTTGTTAATCAAATTAGGAAAGAATTAAGAAATTTATTACAAAGTGATGCATAATGGCACAAGACAATTATAATTATAGTGGTTCATTTGAAGTTGAAGAGTGTGTTTTAAAAACACATCACGGAACTGATGTAGACCTTGATGGTGTGTTAAGTGTTGTAAGTGTATATGAAGATATAATGCAAGGTTTTTTAACTGCAAATATATCTTTCTTAGACACAAATGATTTAGTTTTACGAAATGGAATTGTAGGTAATGAGTATTGTTATCTAAAATTAATCACTCCTTCTTCTGAGGATGTTTCATTAGATTTCACAAAAGACCCATTAATAGTAACATCAGTATCACAAAAAAATGAAGGACAAGGTAGATTTGTATCTTTAACTCTTGCATCTAGAGAATATATGAAAAATTCTAGAACTAGAATTTCACAAAGTTTCTCTGGTAATATGTCAGAGATAGTTCGTAGATTGGTAAAAGAAAAACAATTTTTAGGTAGTGATAAAAGATTTTTAACCGATGATAGTTTTGGTTTAGAAAGAGTTGTTGTACCTAATTTGCGACCTTTAACTGCAATTCAGATGATTGCACAAAGAGCTAAGACAAAAAAAGACTCACCATTTGTGTTTTTTGAAACTACAAAAGGTTTACATTTTTTTTCTTTTGATATGATTAATAGACAAAACACTAAAACAACATTTACATTAGGTGCATCAGATACTTATGATAACAAACCATCTAAATCATCTCAATTAGAGGCAAATATTGTTAGACAATTAGGACAAGTAGAAAACGATAACTTAATAAGTAATAGTGTATTGTTAAATACTTTAAATGGGATGTATTCTTCAAGAATGTTATTACACGACATATATAACAAAACCTACCACGATTTAAAGTTTAGATACTCTGATGCGTTTTCCAAAAAAAATGATATAGAAACTAGTATTGGTGAAACTGGACACCCAGTATTTCCGATATCAAGTTCAGTTGATGAAGATGGAAAAACAGTAGAGGATTTTCACGATTCATATTTTAGTTTACAATCTACATCTGGATTTAACACTCCTAAAGGTTCAATTCACAACATAAATCCCTACCCAAATACAATATATCCATTTGAAGAATCTTCAATAAGTGACCATTTATTGACTAGAAATCATAAGATGGCATTTTTAGATAGAATGGGTATGACTATTGATATGGTAGGTAATTTATCAATACAAGCTTCAGATGTAATAAGATTGAATGTATATAAAGCAAAAACTGATGTTGACAATGAAGATGAAGATTTATATGATGAAAGATTAACTGGTAGATATATCATAACAAGGTTAAGACACACTTTTGATTTTGGTAATCCAAAAAAACATACAATACAGGCGACAGTTATTAAAGATAGTGTAACTAAACCTTACTCAAGTAATCTACCACCTAACCCTAAGAGGTTAATTTAAAGGAAGTAAAATGACTAATAAACAAACTCGTAAGTTAAGAACACTAAATTTTCAGAAACAAGAACGATACCTAAATAATGAAGTGAATGACTTAACAACGGAGGTGAGTAAACTCTACCTCGCAAGAACGAGAAAGTTTTTAGGAAGAAGAACAGCGTGAAGACATTTGACCAATTACAAGAGGGTGTATATGACCCTAATATATTCAAAGCATTTTTTCTAGCAGGCGGGCCTGGTAGTGGTAAATCTTTTGTAGTAAGAAAGACCACTGGTGGGCTCGGTCTGAAAGTTGTTAACTCTGATAATGCATTTGAGAAACTATTAAAAGATGCAGACTTTGATTTAGACTTTAGAGATATGAGTCCAGAGAAATCTCTTGAAAGAGATGTCATAAGAAAAAGAGCAAAAGAAGTTACATCTAAAATGCAAAAGAATTTTGTTGCTGGTAGACTTGGGATGATTATAGATGGCACTGGTGCAGAGTATGGTAAAATAGAAACACAAAAAAAACTATTGCAACAATTAGGATATGATACTTATATGATATTTGTTAACACTTCATTAGATACTGCAATAGAAAGAAATAATCAAAGAGCTAGAAAACTACCATTAGATATTGTCAAAACATATTGGAACAATGTTCAATCAAACATAGGTAAATTTCAAAACTTATTTGGTAGTAAAAATTTTATCGTTGTTGATAACAATAATGCAAAAGAAAATGTATTCAACAGAGTATTCAAATCAGTTAGAAAACTTGCAACTAAAAAGGTCAATAATTACATTGCGAAACAATGGATTGATAATCAGTTAAGAATGAAAAAATTGTCAAGGGGTTGACTTTTAAAAAATATGTGTTATTATAATGGTGTGGATTGTCTTGGGGGTGCCCTCAGTTCTTAAACACATTAAAAAAAAAGAACAAAATGCAAGAGGATTGGTAGTTGCCTCTGTAAACATTAACTACCATATATTAATTTAATTAGTGAGGTATAATGGCAAAACGAAAAATGTCTGAAGAACAACGACAGGCTGCGATTGAAAGACTTGCACTTGCAAGAGAAAAACGACTAAAAGAAAATCCACCACAATATAAAAACATTTCACCGAAGGTACTTGCAATACCAGATGATGGTTTTATGTCTATGAAAAAAGTTAGACAATGGATTAAGACACAAAAAGATATCGCATCAACTTCTGAAAAGGCATCAAGAAGACACGGAATAGATACTAAAATAAAATATCAAGAAAGAGCAAAGGCTCTTAATGCACGAGGATATATTAGGTGGTTAAATAACTACCTTGAGTCTGGAATTTTTGCTGGTGATTTTATTGGTGAGTATGAAGAGATTCCTATCACTAGAAGAATTGTTGCAGGCCCTAGAGAAGGTTGTAAAATAAAAGGTGGTACAATAATAGAATGATACAATTATACAAGAACATTTTACCAGATGATTTGGTAAATGACTTGTTGAAATATTATGAATCATATGAACCTATTGATTATGGTAATTTCACACAAGTAGAAATAGATACTCAACATAAACTTACAAACTATATGAAAGATATAGTTTATAAAGTTACAGACCATTATTTTGAGTTGCACGATAAAACAAATCAACACCCAGAACCATTCGCATTAGAGGGTTTTAGGATAAAAAGGTATGAACCTAACAAGGGTAGTTTTCCTTGGCATACTGACGCTGGTAATATACAAAACTGCACGAGGTTTCTTGCATTGTTGTTTTATTTAAATAATAGTGAAGCTGGTACTAAATTTGAAAAGACATATGTACCAGCAGAAAAAGGTAGTGTAGTTATATTCCCACCAATGTGGATGTTTCCTCACGAGGGCGAGATGCCAAAGAAAGAACCTAAGTTTATAATGAGTACATATTTACACTTTATGGGGGTTGACAAATCAAGACAAGTCTGATAAAATACTGATATGAAAGAGTTTACATTACTAATAACTATTCTATTTAATTTTCCTAATGGTGAACACCAAGAGATACAGATAGAAAGAAAACAAATGAGTGAGGTTGATTGTTATACTGAGTTAGAAAAACAAGATGATATTGCAATCAATTTTCTGGGTAATACCATAGACTTATTCTTTGAGTGTACACCCACTATTGAAGAAGATTTTTATAAATATGAGTATGATTATAGAATGGACGAAAAAACTTTACAAGATATATTATTAAAGAGAGGTGGTACAGACATATGATTGGTATGAAGAGTGGCGTTGGATATTTAAATCACAAAGGTGTATTAAAATGGTTAGAATCTATTCATAAAGATACATTAGAATATGGAAATGAAGACCAACAGTTTGTTTTAGAACAAATGATAGATTATGTAAAAAACGATTACAGAGAGGGCAAACCTCTCGTTAACAACAATATAATAGGATACTAAAATGTTATTATTTGCATTAGGAACTTTTTTCACAATAATATCTAACTTGTTTGTCATACAAGAGGCAGAGTTTTTTGCACACAAACAAAAAATGGAAAAGATGTATGGCCCATGTGAGTGGAAATATGTTGGTAAACAAACCGATATTAAGAACCCAGCAATAACTTTGAATCCACCAGTAGGTGAAAGTTATGTTTTTTTTAGACAAGTTTGCGAAAATGACCCACATAGAAAAGATAAAGACTAGGTATCAAAGACTAATCAATAATTGCGATACTGCATTGAAAGATTGTCAAGATTTAGATATGAAAGAGTTTTGGTTGAAAACTAAATTACTCGTAACTGAGAAGTATCAAAAATTATGTTCTTTGATACCTAGTCTTTATCTTTTCT